AAAGAACTGGATTATATCTTGATGAACCAGTTGAGTTTATGGATGATGCAATGGCTGCTCTTAGATATTCTATAGATAATAAGCTTAAAAATAATGGAATAAGCTTCTTAAAGTAAAGGAGGTGTTAAATATTTATATAAGTGAAACAGATTTAATAAAAGTTCAGTTAAAAAAAGAGAGCACCTTTAACCTAGTAAAAGTCATAGAACACTACATCTTAAAGCATAGGCCAGAAAAATATAAACAAGGAGAAGAATACTATTATGGTAATACTGATGTAAACAATAAGAGAAGATATTATCTCTTAGATGGAGCTAAGGTTGATGATTTTACTAAAGTTAATAATAAAGCAATTAACAACTACCATAAGCTTTTAGTTGACCAAAAGGTAGGCTATAGTGTCGGAAATCCCATAGTATTTAATGCAGATGATGATAATCTCACTAAGCTTTTAAATGACTTACTAGGAGAAGAGTTTGACGATACAATAACAGAACTATATCTCAATGCTAGTAATAAAGGGGTTGAATGGTTACATCCATATATTAATAGAAAAGGTGAGTTTAAATATGTAATAATTCCAGCTGAAGAAGCAATTCCTATTTGGGATAGTAAAAGACAGAGGGAGTTAGTTGCATTTATTAGGTTTTATTATATTGAAGATATAGATGGAAATAAAATAAAAAGAGTTGAGTACTACACAGAAAATGACGTAACTTACTTTATTGAAAGAGGTAATAGTTTTATTCAAGAATTTTTATATGATGAATATGGAAAAATGACTGATATACAAGAAGGTCATTTTAGAATAAATAACAAAGAACAGGGATGGGGTAAAGTTCCATTTATACCTTTTAAAAATAATGAAAAGTGTGTCTCAGATTTAACTTTCTATAAATCATTAATAGATATATATGACAATAATATTTCTACACTAGCAGATAACTTAGATGAAATACAAGAGGTTATTTATGTATTAAAAGAATATCCAGGAACAAGTCTACAAGAGTTTATAGATAATATAAGATACTATAAATCAATTAAAGTAGATGGTGGAGGTGGAGTTGATAAACTAGAGATAAATATACCAGTTGAAGCTAAAAAGGAGCTTCTTGATAGATTGGAAAAGAATATAATTATCTTTGGTCAAGGAGTTAATCCAGAATCTCAAAACACAGGTGACAAATCGGGTGTGGCACTTAAATTTTTATATTCATTATTGGACCTTAAATGTTCTAAAACTGAAAAGAAGTTTAAAAAAGCAATTAGAGAGCTTCTATGGTTTGTATGTGAGTATTTAAAGATAAGTAGTAGTAAGAGTTATGATTATAAATCAGTTCAAATAACTTTTAATCACTCTATGATAATAAATGAATCTGAAAAAATAGATATGGCAGCTAAATCAACTGGAATTATATCAGATGAAACTATTGTTAGTAATCATCCTTGGGTTGAAGATGTTAATGATGAATTAAAGCGACTTAAAAAACAGAAAGAAGAAAGTATGAAAGAATATGAAGATGTTTTTCCAATTAAAAAGAAAACTAAAGAAGGTGAGCCTATAAATGAATAATATGGATTACTGGATAAAGATTTTTAATCAGTTAGAAGAAGATGTTCATAACAAAGGTGATACCTTTAACAAGGAACTAGAAAAACAATATGATTTAGTTTTATATAATATTATTAGAGAAATAAATAATTGGTATATGAAATTTGCTAAAGATAATAAAATGAGTATGCAAGAAGCTGAGAAGTTATTAAATTCAAGTGAATTAGCTGAACTTAAATTATCATTAGAAGAATATATCAAGTATGGAGAAGAAAATGTAATTAGTCAAAAGTGGATGAAAGAACTAGAAAGTGCAGTTAAAAGAGTTCGTATAAGTAGACTAGAAGCATTAGAGTTAAAAACAAGGCATCAAATTGAGGTATTATACTCAAAGGAGTATGAAGATATAAATACACTTATAGCAGACACATATAAAGATAGTTATTATCATACTGCTTTTGAGACTCAAAAAGGTGTAGGCTTAGGAGTTTTATTAGTCATGCTTATCCCAAATATGATTAATAAAATAATTAATAAACCTTGGACTACTGATGGAATAACATTTAGTAATAGAATATGGAATAAGCATAGACCAAAATTAATAAGTGAACTTGATAAAGGATTAAAACAAACTTTAATTAATGGAGCACCTCCTGGAGACTTAACAAATAAAATTAATAAAAACTTTAATACAAGCAAAGAAGAAGCTAAGTTATTAGTAAAATCTGAGCTTGCCTTTTTTAGTTCAGCAAGTCAAAGGGATTGTTTTAATAGTCTAGGGGTTGAGAAATATGAAATAGTAAGTGCATTAGATAGCAGGGTTTGTGAGAAGAGATGCAGTCCTCTTGATGGTAAAGTAATTGAAATGAAGTATTATGAAATAGGAACTACAGCTCCACCATTTCATCCTAGATGTAGATGTGTAGTAGTGCCGTATTTTGATGGTGAAGAAAGCTATAGGTCAGCAAGAGAAGAAGATGGTGAGACTTATTATGTACCATCATCAATGAAGTATAATGAGTGGTATTCTAAGTATGTAAAAGATGGTTCCTCAAGTGGAGCAATAAGCAGGAAAAGACTAAACGACCTAGAAGTATATCTAAGAGAAGAAAAACACGCTAATTTATATTATGAAGAAATAAGAAAAAGAAACAGTGATATTAAAGCTATAGCTAAAAATACAGGCTATAGTGAAAAAGTAATACAAGATATAAAAAGCCATGTATTTATGAATAAATATAATTTATATGGCGGATATAAAAGTTTTGACCCTAGTTATGATATGGCTATCTCTTGGCAAAGATTAATTGAGGGAAAAGATATAAGAAAATGTGATATAATATTATTAAAACATGAGAGATTAGAAAAGTTTCTTATGGATAGATATAATTATGATTATAAGAAAGCTCATGGTTTAGTTGTGAGAAAATATGATTATGAAAAAGCTTTGAGGGAGGGATAAACATGGTACTTATAAAGAAAAATTATATAAAAGATGATAAAGTATCTTATTTTTATCAACCAGAAGAAGATGGAGAGTTTGGAGAAGTTATACTTTATACTAAAGATAAATCTTTTGATATAGTAAAAAGAGCAGAAAGAGACAGTGAAGGGAATCATTTTTATATGTCTCATGTTTACTGTATGATACGTAAATTTATAGAAGAAAATAATTATCCAGATGAGAAAACATCTTATTGGTATTAGAAAGCACTTGCTAAATAATATATTAGTAGGTGCTTTTATTATGCGAAAATTTAGTTGAGAGGGTGATTTGAAATGATTAAATTATATATTTTATCAATAATTGTGTTTTGTGCTGGGTTTTATTTGTACATGTTAAGGCTTGGAAGTATTAAAGAAGTAATCAAAATTTTAAAGAAATATAAGGTTTGGAGAAACTATAAACTTATTTTTATAGCTTTGTTTCCATTATTAAACTTTATTCTTGGTTTAATATTTATAGTAGTTTCTTTGTTTGCAACAAACAAGGATATAATAGAAAGTTTGGAGGATGAATAATATGGCTAAATTTGTGAAGAAACCAGTTGAAGTAGAAGCTTTTAAACTAGGCTATGATGTAGAACCAAAATGGTTTATTGAGAATGATAGAGTTTGTAATTTTATACAAGAAAAATGTATTGGTGGTAATGTGAGTTGTGACTTAGAAACATTAGAAGGTACTATGAGAGCTAATAAAGGGGATTATATTATACAAGGTGTAAAAGGAGAAATATATCCATGTAAAGCAGATATATTTGAAATGACATATCAAAAAGTAGAATATAGAGGAAAAAATAAATTATCAACAGAGATGACTTTAGATTCAACAAACTTTCAAGAAAATATTAAAAATGCCACAAAGGAATTAGAGTTTTTTATAGAAACCTTAGAAAAAGCAGATGATAAAATTGATAAACTAACAGAAAAAATGAATAAATATGCTTGTAAAGTTGATGTAGATAAGATTGTAAAACAGTTAGTGAAACACCTAAGAGAAGGTATTGAATAAGTTTTGGGGGATGGAAATATGTTTAAAAAGAAATATATTAAAAAGCCAAGCAAAATAAGCGTTAGAAATATTATAGCGTTTATTACTACAGTTATTGGTATAGCATTAGGTGTTTTTATAGGTATCAATATAATTATGGCTCATGTTTTAGGTATAGCTAACATGGTAGATAATAATACTTTTACATGTGTTAGATTAGTTTATGGCTTAGTAGGAGTTATAAGT